CCCGTAGAGTGTTAGTGCTGCAGAAATATCAAAACTAGCCACTGGAACCCCATTGACCTGTAGACGAGCAACAGCGAAAGGGTGGCCTGCCCGAGCTTCAAAATTAACCTTACATGCTTCCATGACGTAACCCTGAGACTCTGAGCGCTTTGCTACAGTCGCCGTAAGTACAGTATACCACATGATATAGTCAAGTCTGACAGAGCCGCTTCCGGTTGGACCGTATCGACGCAAGGTAATAGTACTTGTTGAAGGGACTTGCAAGAACTCGTTGAGTTGGTAAAGTCCCACCGTGCCCGGAACCAACTTGTCTCCATCGACTGACTCATCCGCAATCACACTATTATTTACGGTACCTGGCGCAAGGTGAATATCCTGGATCGTTCCGCTGATAAAGCTTTCACGTAGAACAGACTCCGTTGCTCGAATCTCTCCCTGTGCGATGAGCAACCCGTACTGCATTGTGCTGTTAAAATGCTGAGCCATCTCCCGCACGTCGCCAATTCCGATCGACGGCTCACCGTTCGGGTCCCAAAACCCCAACATCTTCCCATCGAGGTGCATCGTCCGCTGTGGCACATTGTGTGGTTGCATCTTCATCCCACTAGAGTCAAACGTAATCACATGCCCGCCGGGAAGGTCTGCCGCAACCCGGTCGTCGGTGTCGTAGAACGGTGCCTGCAGCTCGTACCAGGTGCAAATCTCCTCCTCGCTTGCGGCGTAGGGGAGGATGAGGAGTTCGTCGATGAGGGCACCATAGTTATTTACGGTAGGCAATGCCGACGGCAACGAGTCCGGCTCAACGTACTGGCTCTCGCCGACAAACTCGCCATTCACGTAGTAGCGATAGACGCCAGCGTCAGCATCCCAGGTCAGCGTGTGCATGGTCCATTGGCCTGCAACGATAGTACCGGCGGGCGCACGGGGGCCGCTATTAGCAGGCCCGAAATCCCAGCATGAGGACCCATTTGCGCCGAAGAACAGAAGAAATCTACCCGTAGAGAGATTCATCGAGAAAAAGTTGTTCCAATTAACAACGACGTGCGGGTTAATCCACACAGAGAGAGTGCCACGCTTCTTGTCAAGAAGCTGGGGATAACTCAACCTCCCCGCCGCCCTCGTCCCGTCCACGAAGGAGGTGGCGAAGGGCTTGGCCTCAACTTGCGGGGCAGTCATGTAGCATTTGTTACTTCCCGACTGCCAGGAAGCTCTCGTCCTGTTTTCAAATCGAATCGTACTCACATTCCTGTTGGCAGGGGGAGACCACTTTCGCACAATTCGGTGCCATCCAGGACCGGGCGGTACAACAACAGTTCCGACGCTTTCATTGCTGACTTCATCGCTATCAACCTGGATGTTGAGAGACCCTTCGCCAGTCGACGGATTGTACACATAAACAGAAAACGTGTACTCCGTTCCCGCCGTTAACGTCACCCTCTGACTCGCTGCTATACCTTGCCAATCCGCACTCCCATCACAGTAAAAAACTGGCTCATTGGTATAGTGGGTAATTTCCGTTGTAACCTTCGCTCCACCCTTTGGCGAGAGCGTTCCCAATAGGTTCGTCGTCCCCTCCTCCACAGCCACAGCCCCGCCGAAGCGGCCCTCGCCAGGGCGAAGGGTGGCGATGTAGCCCGGCAACGGGCGCAGGCCACGGGTGGACTGGAGGCTGTTGTCGAAGTGGAAGAGGTGAGCGCCCTGGGGAACCCCTTGTGCTGGGCTTCCGATCATCACCCGATTTGCCTGGATCTTAACCCCTTCGGGGCTGATGTTAATGGCGCTAATGACTTGATCATTACGGACTCGAAGGTCAATTTCACCAGCCATCTGACGGATGGAGCTGTACTGAGTGGTATCATGCGGGTCTTTTTCGAGCGTCGCCACAACCGAAGCGATCTGGTCTGCCGTCTGTCTGATCGAGGAGAACTGCCCAGCGTCNGTAGGGGACTTCTCGTTCAACGTGGTTACAATCGATGAGATTTCATTAGCCGCCTGCTTGATGCTGGAAAACTGCTGCGGGTGGTCCGCATCAAGGTTCAACACAGCAACCGTGCTCTCGATACGATCCCACGCTTGCTTAATCGAGGAGTACCAAAGCTCAGGGTTTGACCCATTAAGTGCCTCCTCAATACGAGACACTTCGGAAGTTATCAGGTCAGCGGCCTGGCGAATTGACGAGTACCACAGCTCTCTATTTGTACTGTTAAGGTTGGCTTCAATGCGGGCAATCTCGCTCGAAATCAGGTCAGCCGTGGCGCTGATATTAGCCGTGTTGGTAGCTACTTGGCCGGAAAGGAGGTCAAACTCACTCCGATTTACCTTGGCAGCGATTTCCCCCGCATGGACAGAGAGCTGGGCCTCGGCTTCTGATAATCTGCTTGCAACGTCATCCAACTCCTGACGTACATCCAACGATAGCTGGTTGCGCTCAATGAAGCCTTGAAGCCTCTCGACAAGGAACCTTCCATCCTCGGTAATCGCAGCAGCACGATCCCACACTTCTTTGGCTGCTCGCACAACTTCGGCCTGGGTACGGGCGAAGGAGAGATCAAAGGCAAGATCCTTACTTAGCTCAGAGTACCCAATGGCTCCAATTCGAATATGACGCTTGGCGATCCCGCCACGACGACCAAGTGATTCGCCTCTGGAGGTTTTATGCGGAAACAGCTTGTCGTCAGCCATTTCACCACAGCCTCCGTCGTTCGAGAACCTGTGCGGATAGCCCTTTTACAACGCTATCCTCGCCAGCGCCGATGATTTCAATAGACACGGAAATGGTCTTTCCAACTTCACGCCTACCGCTAAACACGGAGGGCTTAGCCCCATCAAGAGCACGGCTGTTAGTTGGGTGGTCCCCAACTGTCCACCGTAGAATTGCGTTGTCGTTTTCGTGCTTATCTACATCAACAGCAATACGGCGCAGTACGAAGTAAACTTCCGGGGCATCTAAACCGATAGTAGGGAGGCGAAGCCTGCTTTCAATCACAGCCCCATCATCAGTGCCACCCGTCTCGCCCCAGTAAATCAGCGACCGACTTGAATCGCCTGCGACCCAGCCAGGTTCATCACCCGGTAGGTCTTTGGTCGCCACAGCACCGATGCTAGCCCCTAACTCCCAATAGGCCCAAGCGTCAAGTCTTACGTTGTAGACTAGGGCTACACAGCCATTAGGAGTGTCGGGGAAGAAGAGGTAATAGTGCCAGCCTGCTTTGGTTGCTACCGCTTTTTCCTGTTGCGCTCGGGTCAGCTTGTCAAGAAAAGGCTGTACCCTTGCGCCAATGCGCTGGAAGTTCCTGCCGTCGTCTAGGTAAATTCCACGGTCAGATAGCCAAATGGTTCGAGCGTCCATCTCGACAATTGAGTCGGGGGCTATACACCCCAGACCGTCTGCAACCCGGACTAGTTCCCACTCCTCCGGGTCGTAGCCAAACAAGTAGTACATGGAATTCGATTTGAAAAAGGTTAGCTGGTCACGTGTACGGACCATCCCGGTGATTCTCTGATCGTCACCAGGAGAAATGTCAATCAGGTTGGTGATACCTGTTTCAATGTCATGCCACACCGTAGGATCAAGCAAATCGGAGTAAACTACGGTATCCGGTCCGGCAAAGGACGAACCGACAAACAACCTGTCTGCAAAGCGGCACACGAATTTGCTGCCTGCTGGGGGACCCTCCACAGTCGTCAGTTCAAACCCGTCCCAAGCCATGAGACCGTCTGCTCCGTTGACGATGTACACCTTGTCCATAAAGGTCTCAAACCTATACCTTCCACCTGAGAACAAGCCGGAAGCAACACGATCCCATTGTGGGGATGAGTCTAATACCCGATACAAAGAACCCCCACACGCCACTAACGTGTGAGGGTTCGTTCCTCCCACAGCGGCTCGGTAAACCCCGTCAACCGGGGAAGCCCCCGCTGAATTGGGGATAATGCGCTGAAGACCACGGCGTTTGTATGGGAGACCATCCGATTTATAGACGAAGTTGGTGAACTCGGGAAGCTCTCCCTCGTCAAGCCTCCACTCCGGGCTTGCCAGGTTCAGCCCCCTGTGCAGGTTGTACGTTCTCATCAGCATCATCCTGCTCCAAAAGAGACTTCAAAGCTTCAAGCTCGCCCATGTACTTGACGTACAAGAGCCTCATGTCCAAGACTCGGTTCCAAGCTTTTTGATGCTCTTCTTCCACTAGGGCCATTGCCTTCTCGACTTCTGCAATGCGCTGCTTCACCTTAGAAACATCCAAGTTAAAAACCCCCCATGACATCACGGACCCTGTGATACTGTTCCTGACGTTCAGAGTAAGCCCCAACCAACTCAAGAAGGTTATTTTGAAACTCAGCGTAGAGCCTGTCAGCTTCCACAGGCTTTTGGTCAGCCAGCTTCTGTCGGTAGAGAGCGTAGGTAACCAAAGTCCCATGGAACGCCTCGGGAATTTCAGGAACGTCCTCCGGATTTATCATCCGTTTAGGCCAAGCAAAGTAGTAAATCGTCAACGTCCCAGGACGAGAGGGGGCAGGGTAAAGACGAAGCCTGTCGCCCCAAACGATATAAGCATACGTGCCACCAACAGCAGGCCTTTGTTCGACATCCTCAAGAGAGATTGGGGTTAAGGTGTTACCATCAAACAACACTAGTCGGGGAAGCCACATGTCATTTGGCAAGGGGAGTTCCGCTTGACCAGGATCTACAACCAAATCCACAGAGCGCTGGAGAATCCTTGTATTGCGGACGACTACTTGTTGTCCCTCGTTCAGCCAACGAATCCAGTCCTCGTCAGAAAACCAAGTGGTATCTTCCTCAGCCGCTCTGGCTTTGCAATCAATAATCAGCTCCTCAAGCGTCAACACAAACACCCCTTATAGGGGAAGAAGCCGGAGGATTAGGCCTCCGGCTTCTTCTCAAGGCCACGAAGATAGGCCAGGGCTTCCACCTTTTTCGCAATCCGAGTCCCGTCAGGGAATACATAAGCAGCTCCCTGACGAAGCTCTTTTAGGGTCGCCTCCTCTTCCTCAGTAGGAGGATCCACAGAGCCATCCTCAGACTCGGGAGGGTCGCTCACAACCTCAAGGCTGGGGAGCCTGCCCCTACGAAGCCTGGCCCGCTCAACATCCACCAGCCGCTCACGACCGGAAAGCTCCCAGTCCCCAAGCCACAGCTTGGCTGCGGCTTTGGGGACTGCTTGGATCTTCCCAGGCTGGACCACGTACTCTTTCCCATTGAAACGGTCTCTAAAGACCGTACTTCCAACGTTTTTGACGATCACAGCATCTCCGTACATTAGCTCACCACCGTCCAGTTAGGGGCCGCTTTCGTGCCTGTGTTGATATACAGGGCGCTGTCAGCCCCATCACTGACGACAAGCAGGCTACCGGGAGCGGCATGTCCTGCTAGCGTCCCAGTAGCGCCATTAGTAGGAGCGGCATTGTGGCGGGCGATCACCACGTCCAGCCCCAGATCAATGATGATTTCAGGGTTAATACCCTCGATGACGCTCTTAAAGCCTTTCGCCATCAGACTAACCTCCTTATTCCTCAGCGGACACGTTCCAGATCACGCCCTGGCGACGGCAGTTGGAGCTGGTCAGGTTGCCGAGCCAGAAAATCTGCATCACAGCAGCAGCCTGGTTGATGGGCTTCTTCCAGCCGCTGTCCCTGAAGTTGCGGTAGTCCACGTGCGGACGGAGCTGGAGGTGNTTCGTATTGAAGAACCAGATNGTNCCNTCAGGGCAGTAGCGATCAAAGATCACGTCGATGCCACGGAAGCGAATCTTGTCGAAGCCCGTATCAGCGACCTGAACCGCCTCATACCGCTGCTGGGCCTGGAACAGCTCCCAGAGTCTGTCCCAAAGCTCCGGCGTGGTCACGATCAAGTCGGGACGCTCCGTACCATCCGTGCAGCGGGTGATCATGTGGTTGACCATAGAAAGGGTCAGCGGCTGACCACCAGCGTCATAGTACTGGGCCTTCCACCACGGATGCTCCGAACGGCTGATACCACCGTAGACATCAACGTGCGTGCCGTCGTCCACAGCAGCCCGAATGCCCGTGATGTCCTTGCCGTTGTTGCCCGTGCCGTCGCCCCACAGTTGCTCCGAGAACATATCCCGGAGGCTCAGGCGGGCGACTTCCATCTTCGACTCCAAGAGGTTCAGCACAGCCAGGTCGCCCCGGTTCTGCGCTTCCTCAAGGTCGGAGATGGTGACGGTGACATAGAGCTGCTTCCACTCGAACTCCGCAGCGGTGAACTCGTCCGTGGGGCTGACATCCAGCACGTCGTACTTGCGGAAGCTGCCCCGAGCCGTGTTCTTCGCATAGATCAGCGGCTGGACGATTTTCTCACCGCCAGGAACAGCCCTAGCCCGGCGGGTGAAGTACCGCAGGGTAGGCATGTCGTTGAACACGTTGTCAGCCAAAGTACGAATGTAGTACTTGCGGGTCGTCGCCGTCAGAGAGTCGTAGTTCAAAGGCATGAACCTTTACCTCCTATTCGGAGTAGAGGCTCAATCCCAACTGACGAAGCTCCGCAGCAGCTCTCCTGGTGGCTTCTGCGAAATCTTTGGGCGGTTCCGACACAGAGGGAGTGGGTGCGGATCCCCGAGGGGANCCACTCATAACAGCGCTTGCTTGACGGCGCTGTTGCTCCCGTTGCTCCTGGAGCGCAGCCTCCCGAGCTTTAAGAAGCGCCTCCCGATACCACTGGTCACGAAGCGGAGACTGTCGGTAGACCATGTGCAGGTCATTGTTCTTGGACGCAAGAGCTTCATTCATGAGTTGAGTGGAAACTTGCTGCCACTCCTCATCGGAAAGAGCAGGGAGTCCAAGCTCTTGACGCTCGGCATTCGCCTTGCTCCTTACCTCTTGAAGCATCCGGTCCAGTTGTTGCTCCGCTTCGATCTGTTCCAGCTTCGAGAGACGCTGCTCCAGCACAGGGTCTACTCCAAACCCCATTGGCAAGGGCTGGAAGGCGGGAGACGGCTGCTGTGCAGCCGGACCCTGCGGCACCCCCCTCTGTGTCAGAGGAGCTGCCCCGGTGGTGTAGGGGGCTTGCCCCATCAACGCCCTTTGCAAGGACTGTTGCAGCGCTTGATAGAGGTGAGGGTTAGAAGCGAGGAGCCTTTCAACTTGAATCAAAGGCTGAAGCCTCTGCTCAAGCTCTCGAATCTCCCGCTCCCTTTGGCTCAAGCGCTGGGTTTTTCTGGTGTAGTCGTCCATGCGGAGATAGCCCTTACGCCACTCCCTGATCTGGTCGATAGTGACCTTCTCACCATCAATCTCCCAAAAATCAGGAAGAGACGGCTCCTCCTTTTTTTGAGAAGCCTCTTCAGGAGAGCTGTCTTGCGGCTGCTCCTCAGCCTGAGCCTCTTGCTCCGTGTTTTGATTTTCAGTTTCTTCTTGAGGGCTGTCGTTTTCCAGGCCGAGAGCGACCCTCAAGTCCCGCTCAAGGCCCTCGTCAATTTCACGACTGAGTTTTTGCTCATTGATGTTGTCAGACACGTTGATCCTCCCAACCACTCCCGCTGTTGGGTCATCCTGAAGCGAAGAAACCCTAGGTCATCCCAAATAAGGACTCCAGAGCTTCTTCACAGGACTCCAGCATCGGGGTCATGGTATTTGGTTTAACCCGCTACAGCATTAAAACCGTAGCGGAGGTGGTGCCTCTCCGCTAGGGAGAACGGGGCCTCCACCGACCGCCGGGGAAGCGCCGCCTCCTGCTATGCCCCCTGCCAGCTGTTGCAAGAGCATAGCACGAGGATCTGGCCCCGGTGCCCCTAGTCCTAGACCAAGGTCGGCAACCTCCGGCTCGTAGTTCGAGCACATCACGCCCTGGTCTACGAAGATTTCGCTCTTGTTGCATTGACCATCCCGGTTCCATCGGCAATTGGTCATCGCACAGGCGATAAAAGAAGGCATCACTCAGCCTCCTTTCCTTAAAGGTGGAACCCCGCCGCCGGGAGGCGGGGGGAGTGGTGGCACAGCGCCAGAAGCAATACCAGCGCCAGGCATGCCGCTAGGAGCACCTTCAGTAGGAGGCATGAGTGCCTGGCCTGTACGCATCCGCTGAATAATCTCATCCCGACCGGGGAAGTTGGTGGCCTCCAACAGGCCGATGATGTCAATACCCCCGGCACGGAATAGCTCAATCGCCATCTGGAACCGCTGCTGCTCGTTCATCTGGAGGCTTGATCCAGCCTCGACGATGAAGTCAAAGCCTACGTCAACCATTGCTGGGTCAAACGACACAAACTGAAGCTGATCATCAGGCCCACGGAGACGAACGACACGATCCTTGGTGTAAAACTGCACAATTCGGGAGATCATCAACTCTCCCATCCTGCGGATCGTGTCCTCCAAGTTCCTCGCCTTGTCACGAATCCTAGCTTGCCCAGCTTCTTGGAGCAAAGAAATAGCCGTAGCCGCTGTGATCCCCACAGGCCTACGGCCCTGCGTAACATCGTGAATCCCCGTGATCGTCTCCATGTTCCGTTGGAGCTGCAAGTACAGCTCAAAGTAGTGCTGAGGCAGGGGAGACGGGGGCAGACGTTCAAACCTCGCCCTCGGGTTTTGGATCGTGTAAACAGCGCCTTCTTCGTTGGTGATCTTATCCGCAGAAATTCCGG